ATTATTGTTAGCACGGTCAATCACACTCAGGAAGTCTTTGGTTGAGCGAGCCAGTCGGTCGATGCGGGTTACGAACAACGCCTGAGCCTCCCCCGCGTCCAACCGCTTGAGTGCATCAGTTAGTGCTGGACGACCAGAAATAGATTTACCAGAGCGTCCTTCCTCACGAACAAACTCTATGTCCGTGAAACCCGCCAACTCTGCAGCTTGTTTTAGTTGTCGCTCTTGCACATCTAACGAAACACCATCATTGACCTGCATCGCCGTTGATACGCGAGCATAAAGAAGGGCTAGTCCTTCGCCCACAACTACTCGCTAAAGTCTGTAGCCGAGCAGGTGCATCCGTATTCACAGGTGAGGTCTAGTGCCTCACACGGAGCGTCGATAGACGAGTCAGCTTCAATATCAAGTGATGTGAGCAGCGACGCCAGTAGAGGGTTTAGGTTAGATGCTTCGCTGTGGCGTGGGTGCATCTTTGGAAGAAGGTCATTATCTGAAACGTACTTTGAGTTTGATGGTTTGCCAGATTTAACGAGCTTCAAGAAAGCATTGACGCGAGCCATTGCCCAGGAATTTCTATTCTGGTCTGGACGGTGTGAGGTGGAGAAGGCCCCAGCACCACGTCGGTAAACAGCCTTAAGCATACGAAGGGTTACTTTGCGACCGTTCTTTGCCTTAGCGTTGTGGTCTTCGACCTTTTTCTCCAAAGATTTAATGATGGCATCGGTAAACTTGACGCCTTCTCCCGTTGAAGCCGAGCCGCTCTTGTTCTTGTCAGAGCCTTTAATCTGGTCTTTTTTGGGGGCTGGTTTTGACCCAGCTGTGGCTTGTATAGACTTAGGTGGTTTAATTTTGTCCATATCTAAAACTTCAGCTGGAGCACCAGCTCCGCCACTAGCGTTTACGGTTCCATCTGGCAGCACAGCGAACCGACACAAACCACCGTCCTCAACTTCAGCCACGATAATTTGACACCCATTAGGAGCGTTGAAAAATACGCAGTTGCCGCATTTGACACCAATCTTGGCGTTCTCGACATTATCGGAGGCTGGTGTGTATCCTGCCCAGACCCCCGTGTTGTCTGCGTTGAACTTTCCATACTTCTGCGTGATGAGAAGTAGAGCATTAGCAAGTTCTTGCTCTTCGGGGATTAGGTGTTCTGCCATAGATTAATTATAAAGTACAGGTGCGAGGGTGATACCTGGGTCATCTAAGAAGTTATATAATAATGTATCGAGTTGTACAGACTTTTCACGAAAAATCCGTGTATAACCTTAATTTTAACTCTATAAAAAAGTTATTTAGATTTGGCTAAGAGCCCCAGGCGTTCCAAGTTGTGCCGTCATAAACTCGGATGTTTGCCTTAACCCAGGCAGTGCCGTTGTAGGTCATGATGTTCGGAGATGCCAGCCACGCTGTTGTGTAGACACCGCCAGCGGTGTTGACATAGCCGCTCACGGCACTTCGTGTTCCAGTGTGGGCGTTCATGCTTGTATATGCTGTCCCAGACTGCGTAACTAACAAATCGCTGACTGGGTTAAGTGCCGCTACGATAAATCGATATGCCGTTCCTGGCAACAAGCCAGTGATTGTCCTAGTTGTCGCGGTGGAGCCCGTGTCAGAAACCGCAACAGACCAGTCTGTATTTGCATTAGCAGACGCACTGTGTAGTCTCTTTAGAATTCTGTACCCGTTTAGTGCTACACCGCCGTTGTCTGTAGGGGCTGTCCAACTAAGCGAAACGGCTGTCGAGTTGATGGTAGTGCCTGTCACAGACGTGGGGGCATTTGGAAGAGTTTCAGAAATAATTTTTGCATAGATTCTTCGACCAGCCCATGCCGATGACTCAGTTCCGTTGACATAGGTAGTGTTTCCTGAAGAGGTGGCGGTGTTGAATCTAATATTTCCAGAGTCATTTTTCTGAAACCCGTAATACACAACAGCCCCCTGATGAGAGAGGTAGTCGGGAACCAGCTGTGTGCTTGCCCCATTTGCATTGGTAGCACCAGACTGCCAACCGCCAGACCCAGAGGCAGCTGTTGCAATTTGAAAGTCAACAGTCGACGTTGTTGGATTTGCATCTGCCCACCAATAAATGGTAAGAGATGTCATCTTGATTGGATTTGCACCTAAATAGTATGTACCTATAGCACCTGTAGTGGGGGCTTCTGTAGTTGTAATATTGTCTGAGATGTCCCAGGTGGACGTTACGTCTTCTCCAGACGCTCCAGCAGTCCAGCTATTGTATTGAGCTGACCCAAAGGTTACAGTTTGTAGTGACATAGTGTCTCTATTTTACCAAGTAATCCAGACGTCACCAGCAGTGTTGCCCGTTGGTGCAGTCTGTGAAATCCAAACCTTGTGGGTCATAATGTCAACAATCGAGCTCGCACCGCCGAGGTTCACGTCGCCAGTAATAGTCATAGTTGCGGCATTGACGTTAGCAGTTACGTTTAACGATGTCCCCGTTGCTGCACCGACGTTTGGGGTGGTGAAAGTCGGTGTATTGTTCATCACGACTGCACCGCTACCTGTGTAGGTAGAAAAGTCAGTTAGACCTGCTTCCCAGTCGGCGGCAGTTGTTAGCGTAGTTCCGATACATGTGACCATCGCCGTTGCTCCAGAAGGAATAATGATGACTACGTTTCCACCAGAAGAGCTAACTGTCACAAGTCCTGTGCTGTTATTAACAATATGGAATGTCCAGCCCGTTTGAAGTGTGCTGGTTACTGGTAAGACAACTGTTTGTGTAGAAGTTCCAGTGAAGTATTGATAGTAGCTACTTGTGTTTGTAAGTGTGGTGCTTCCAGCTGCAGTTGGTGTAGATGTATACCCCATCAATGAGGCCATTGCCTGTGGTGGAGTCGACCAATAAGGTGCGTTGGTGTTGGTGTTGTAGAGCAGCGACGACATGTTTGTTGTCGGTGCGGTCAGCTCGGCTGTGGTGTTGACGCCAGACTGGTATACAATTTCACCCTTGTTAGCGGTACCGCCTCTTAAGTTTTCAGCGATTCCTGAAGTATCGGCAGTCTCGACCCAGAGGTTGGCTACCTTGGTTTGCGATGAGACTACAAATGGTGGGGTACCACCAGCGACTGTAGACGTAAATTGACCAGAAAGACTTAGTGTGTTTCCAGTTGCATTAGCAATGTTGGGGTTAGAGGCCCAGTACGGAGTGTTTGTGGCGGTGTTGTATCCCAGGACTCGGTTGTTTCCACTGGAAGCAGGCACACTGCTAGTGGTGTTTGCAGCACTTTGATACAGAACACCTCCAGTCGTAGCGTTGACGATTCCATCAGCTAGACCCGCACGGTCTACGTTGAGGTTGGTGACTCTTGTAGTGGAATCCACAGACAGAGGGGCTGTTCCCGTGGATACTGTTGACGCAATCTGCGATGAAGTGTTCAAAGCACCATTGAGGTTTGCGGTAATTACATTGGCAGCAAAACTTCCATCAGCGTCTCTCTGAACAACATAGTTAGCAGTGGATGTAGAGGACGAGTTGATTCCGACAGTTTGAGTACCAGAGTTGTATGTGAGCGGGGCATCAGCAGTTACTACACCTGAAGGACCTGTATCTCCAGTAGGACCCTGGGGACCTGCGTCTCCAGTCGGACCTGTAGGACCTGCAGGGCCCGTTGCTCCCGCTGTTCCCTGAATACCTTGGTCACCTTGAGGACCCTGGGCACCTGTTGGGCCAGTAGGGCCAACTTCACCTTGTGGACCAGTCGCACCTGTCAACCCAGTAGCACCCGTAGGACCAGTAGCACCAGTCGAACCAGTCGCACCTGTAGGTCCTGTAGGACCGACCTCGCCAGTAGCACCAGTCGGGCCTGTTGGTCCAATCTCACCTTGTGGACCTGTAGGGCCTGTTGCACCTACGGCACCCGTTGCTCCTGTAGGGCCTGTTGCACCTTGAATACCTACAGCACCACTAAGGTTGACTTCCCATGATGTGTAAGTTCCAGAGCCTTCACTATCATTGAGGTCAACAACGAGTGAACCAGTGGATGGGTTGTAGCTGTTGACTGTGCCGTGCATATGATTTGACGCGTCGTATGCAACCAAAAGTGTTTGTTGTGATGAGTAGTCTAGGTTTAAGTCAGCAGTAGTAAGGGTAATTTGCCCCGTGTTGGCAATCGTCAAACTTGTAGTTGATGTGGTGTGGTATCGGTCGCCATCCAACCCAGCTGAACCCGTTGCTCCTGTAGGACCAGTCGGGCCTTGAGCACCTGTTGGTCCAGTCGCTCCTGTCAAACCTGTAGGACCAGTAGGACCGATTTCTCCTTGGGGGCCAGTTGGACCAGTCGCACCTGTCGGTCCTGTAGGTCCTGTCTCACCTGCAACGCCTTGTGTCCCTTGAGGACCTGTTGGACCTGTTGGACCTGTTGGACCTGTCGCACCTGCTACACCTTGGATTCCTTGTGCACCTTGTGGTCCAGTATCACCCTGCGGTCCTGTCGGCCCCACGTCACCTTGTGGACCAGTCGGTCCCGTAGCACCTTGTGGACCTGTAGGTCCAGTCGGTCCAGTTGGACCTTGTGTTGCAGAACTAAGGGAGCTGCTTGCACCAGCACTACCAGCGGTGATATCTATATAGTAACCGCGAGCATCTCCACCCTGCTCAAAAAATCGAAGCTTATTTTGATAAACGTCAATAGTCACACCGTTAGTGATGGTGGTATTTGTTACGGCATTAGCTAAAAAGAGCTCTCCGCCCTCGTCGCCAGAGCGTGTCTCTACACGAATTTTTCCGCTGTTGAGAACAACGTCGGTTCCGTCATAGGTGAGGCTGGAGCTTCCAGTAGCAACGTTGCTGCCGTTTTTGTAGATTACTTGATTGGCTGAGCCTGCCACTGGCCCTGTATCACCAGTCGCACCTGTTGGTCCAGTCGCTCCTGTCGGACCTGTAGGACCAGTAGGACCGATTTCTCCTTGGGGGCCAGTTGGACCAGTCGCACCTGTCAACCCAGTAGCACCCGTAGGACCAGTAGCACCGTCTGAACCAGCGGGTCCTGTAACACCTTGTGGACCAGTCGCACCTGTCAACCCAGTTGCTCCAGTTGCACCCTGAGCACCTGTTGGTCCAGTCGGTCCAGTTGAACCTGTAGCACCTGTGGGACCAGTTGGTCCAGTAGGTCCTGAATCAGGGGCAACTAGTTCGTATCGACTGTTTGTTTCATTCCACGCAAGAACATACCCGTCAGTTTTTGTGTCGATATAGACATCGTGAATCTGGTTGAGGCTTTGTCCGTTCTGCATACGAACATATAAACGTCCTGATGAGTTGTTAACTTTAGTTACTGCAGCAACTGGAATTAGAAACGCTGGTGCGTCTGGTTGAGTTCGAGTTAGTCCGCCTGGGGTGTTTGGGTCTGGGTAAAGAATGTCACCTAATTGAAATGCCGAGGTATCAACGTTATTGATAAAACCTTGAATTGTGACAAACCCAAACCCATCTGCTGGGATTTCCTGAGTTGTGATTCCCACCATATATTCATACGGATAGGTACCATCTGTGATGGCTGGGGTTACGGTGACAGTGTCACCGTTTGCTCCACCAAACATAACAAATGTTCTGTCAGGAATTGCTACAGAACCGCTTGCGTTCTTTACACGCATTACGGTCTCTTGACCCATTTGTAAGGTCACGTGGTCGTTGAGTTTGAACTCTAGAGTTTCGTTAGCCTGACTCCAAGCCAGCTCTCCAGCGGCACTGGAACCAGTAGCGTATGTGGTGTCGAACTGAATATAGTCAGGTGTCGAGATAGAGGTGACGCCAGTGATAGCTCCTGTTGGCATCGGACCAGTGGGGCCAGTGGGTCCAGTGGGGCCTTGAGGACCCGTATCTCCAACAACACCCTGCGGTCCTGTCGGCCCCACGTCACCTTGTGGACCAGTCGGTCCCGTAGCACCTTGTGGACCTGTAGGTCCAGTCGGTCCAGTCTGAACATCCCAGCTTGTCCCATTGTGGACATACACCAGGCCATCAGTTGTCTTGAAAAAGAGTGCACCAACCGAGCCTGTGTCGGGGAGATTGGCTCCAGACGGCAGACCTACAGGTGTTAAAAATTTTCTAGTCAAGACAATCCTCGTTTATCTTAGGAGACTATTATCCCACGACTACAGCACGGTATGTGTTTGCTTCTACGTTGGCGGAAGCTACCCATGAAAGTGTGACGGCGTTAGTGTTTGTGCGAGCAACATCGACTTCCACCTGAGTGTAAGTAGCTAATTCGTACACCTGAACAGTGACGTCACGTGTTCCGAGGCTGTGTGTTACGGCCCATGTAACTACGTTGCTAGTTGGCTCAAGCAGCGTGTTGCTTGCAGCATAGCTAGAGGTTAGGGTCGAAACTGCGTTGTCCACGTATGACTTAGTGGCGGCGTGGAGGTTATTGGTTGGGTCACCAGACAGGGTCAAAGCACCAGTCATGGTGTCGCCAGACTTGCTCACCTTTGTACCGATAGAGGTGGTGATGGTGCTTGAGAACGAAGCATCATCGTTAATTGCGGCAGCCAGCTCGTTCAGGGTGTCTAGGGCGGCTGGAGCAGAGTCAACTAGGTTGGCAACAGCGGTAGCAATTCGGTCTGTAACAGTGTTTCCAGTTGTACCATCTACGGTAACGTCACCAATAAGCGAGTCAACATCTGTTCTGGTCATTACTCGGTTGCCCGAAGACTCAGAGGTTACGTAAACGAAGCCATCAGCATTAAAAACAATGTCACCAGTGCTAGTGGTTAGGCTGATGTTGTTCGATGCCGAGATTTGTAGGTCATCGTTGCTTGCCGCAACGGTAGAAGTCTGACCACCGTTAACAAACCCTAGACCAGTGCTACCAATTGTTTTGTTGGTTAGGGTTTGAATGTCCGAAGTACCAACAATGTCGCCAGTTACGCCGTGTGTTGTTGTATCTGAGATGTGGGTGGTGAGGTCACCAGCAACTGTTGAAGCTGCTCCAGCAGCGTCATACCAAGTGTCGGTGGTGGTGCGGTCAACCTTAATCGCTCCAGTGTCAAATGCTAGACCGCCACCAGAAGTTAGGTTGGCAGAGATTGCACCAGAGGTGTCGTTGTATGAGATACCGTTACCTACCGAACCACCAACCGCGTCTTGAGCACGCTCGGTTGTGAAGTATAGGTTGGTAGTTCCCTCAGCGAGGTCGTCGGTGTCCGAGTCAGCTACACCATTTTCAGCAGTGATTGTTAGGCCCGCACCAGTACCAGTGATGGTGATATTAGTGAGCGTTGCTCCTGTCAGAAGGTTTGCTGCAGCATTAGCTGCACGCCCCTCTGTGTGGTACAGATTACTGGAACCTTCTTCAATGTCGTCCGTGTCTAGAGCATCTATTGCGGCAGTAATTGCACTAGATACGTCACCACCTTGGGCGAGTGTTAACCACGACGTACCGTTCCAGTAGCGGAGGGTGTTATCGCCAGTGTTGTAGTAGATTTGACCAGCAACTGGGCTTGACGGATTGTTCGCCAAGTTTTGGATTCTGGCATTTAGAAGCTCATTCTTATTTAGATTGAGCCCCGTTAGAAATGAACGCGACATGTTTTTTCCTTACGAGAGATGAGCTTTTCCAGAAATAGCTGCTGAAAAAGTTAGGGTTAGGGAGGTGTCGTCGCTGTGGAGAATTGACCCCTCAACCATCGTGTCCGCACTGTCGAACACTGTGACGTTGGGGTAAAAGCCGAGGTCGTGATTTATGGTCCAGGTCGTCGAGGCGGCAATTTGAAGATGTGTATATGAGGTTGCTGCAATTATCTCGGCTGTCGTGGTCCCTGGTCCAGTTGGACCAGTCGCACCTGTTGGTCCAGTCGCTCCTGTCGGACCTGTAGGACCAGTTGGTCCTTGGGTGCCTTGTGGGCCAGAAGCTGAGATTTTTACTTCATTGTTTGCTTCTTGAACAATTACCTTGTTGAGGTCTCTTGGATTGACCTTTACTTGGTTACGAACATCCTCGAACTCGACAGCCATTAGCGGGTCACCTCGGCTTTAACATTGAAGTTGCCTTCAATTAGTCGAGTTACCTCGCCACCTCCTGAAACCACTTCAAGGTCGTACACATATAGTCCTGGAGTCAGGTTCGCTGTGACGTTTGCTGCTACATTCAAAGATACCGTTCCAGCAGTTCCCCCTAAAGAGATTCTGCCGTTTTCGGTGGTCAAGGCTAGAATTGTCGACTCAGCATTTGCGGCTGTTCTAACCTGCATTCTGGCGGTATAGCTAGTAAGATTTATAGGAGTTCTAGCTGGGTCTGTCCAGGTGATGGTACGTGTCAGCGTCGCACCTTGGTTACAAGTGATGTTGTAGAGGCCAGTTGTAGAGCAGCTCATAATAATCCTTTGGGAGGGTGTGTTTGGAGATACACACCACTAATTTTACTACACTTATTATTCACTTATTTGGAGGTAGAATAGGGGTATGGACCAAGAGATGCAGTTTGATTACCCATATATAGAAGACTATTTCGGCACCACACGGCTGTTACTAGACCAGCTTCCTGAGCAGCATGAACGCTGGTCTGCGTTCAACCCGTCTGTCGGCATGGACGGGCGGGGTAACTATGCCATTGTTTTTAGGTCCAGCAACTATCGAATTGATAGAGAATTTGGCATTCCCGACATTGAACTAAGTCAAATCCGAAACCGTCTCTGGTTTTCGGAGCTAGATTTAGACCTAAATTTAGTCAATCTTCGCCAGTTTGATGTAGTTGGACTCGACCACGCTGCTGGAATTGAAGATGCACGGCTTTTTTGGCGTGACGGTCGTTGGTATGTCGTCGCTGTAACTCTGAAGAGCGTGGTCTCTAATCGAAAAGCACGATTGAATCTTTTTATTTTAGATACGGACTTGAATACGGCTACCTACATCGAAACATACCCCAGCTGGGACGCGAACCGTTCAGAGAAAAACTGGATGCCGCTTGCTTACGGGCGGACTGATGACTTTGATTTTGTTTATTCGTCTTCGGGGGTCTATAACCAGGGTGTATTTCTCCTTTTTGGTGAAGAGGATTCGGTTGCGTCAAACTTTAGGGGTGGAAGCTGTCTAGTTCCTCTAGAGAATGAGTCATATCTTGCCGTAGTTCATCAGACTTATACGAGAACACACAAGGCGTTCGATTTAGAGTCTGGTGAACTAGTCGCATCTAAGGTCCGCAACTATACCCACAGGTTTGTTCGTTACAGCAAGACAGGGATGGTCATTGAATATAGTCCAGAGTTTTATTTTGATGGCCCTGGGATTGAATTTGCGGCAGGCATGGTTAGGCTTGGTGAAAAGTTGGTCATTTCTTATGGTCGAGAAGACGCTACGGCTCATTTGGCTACCATCCCCCTATCTGCGGCATTAGATTTGCTGAACCCGAAAGAAGATGACTTTGATTTTTGAGTGGATTCCAGACAAAAACTATAGAAATTTTGGTGACGCGTTCACTGAATTGATTGCCCAGCAGTTGGGGGCTCTAGGGAACTCCTACAAATTAGATGACAATCGCATGTATTACCTTATTGGAAGTGTTATTGACAATCAGCACATATCGGATGCTGTTTCTGTTGGTAAAACTCCGATATTCATTGGTTGCGGTTGGCGGGGGGAGCCTCTAGACCCAGTATGGGCAAGAAAAGCACGATTTTTTGGTGTTAGAGGTCCAGACACCCAAGCTGAGCTAAAAAGGCATGGGCTGGATGTTAAAGTTTTTGGCGACTCGGCCTACCCAATGCTCAAAAAACTCGAAATTGATATTTTTGATGAAAAACACGGGAAATTGCTAATTCCGCATATTGGGGATAATTCTGTATTTGCGTTGACTGATGCTGCAGACGTCGGTATGGATGAAATCGTTCTCCCTAGAGTGCGGGATTCTGTTCAAACTATTGACTTAATTACAAAAATTGCCAATGCGGAGTTTGTGTTGTCTGGGGCAATGCACGCCTGCATTGTTGCTCATTTTTATGGTGTCCCTTTTGCACCATTTTTTGGAGATTGGAATGACTGCCCGCCTAAGTGGTTTGACTGGCTTCAGTCAATCGGCGTACCCGCCGAAAAAATGAAGTTCTGTGAAGATTACGCGGAAGGAAAAGCTTGGTATGAAGACATCGTTTCCTACCTTTGAATCCCTTGGCGGGTCAACATGGAAAATCCGTAGATTTGCTGACCCCGAAGAAACCAAATGGTCCGCGTTCAATCCGTGCATCGCTTACTCACCTACGCACGGCAAAGTAGTGATGTTTCGGTCAAGCAACTACTTCCTGGACCGAGACTATGACACCGCAGTTGCTACAGTCGGAAATAGGGTTCAAAGCAACATCTGGATTGGCTCGCTTGACGAAAATCTTGAAATTATTGAGTCAACCATGCGTAAGGTCGATTTCTCGGAGTGCGGTCTGACCTTCAAGCGTGGGGCTGAAGATGGTCGATTGTTTTGGCGTGAGGACTCTTGGTGGTTTGTTGCTGGTCTAAAAGAAGACGGCATTTACTATCCACGCATCGGGTTGTTCAAATTAGATGAAAATTACAAGGCAACTCTTGTAGAAGTGATGAATGACGGCTGGCTTTATTGGGTGGAAAAGAACTGGATGCCGCCCTATGAGGTGAACCAAAACTTTGACTATATTTACAGTCCAACTGGAGTATATAAATCAGGTATTGGACCCGTTGAACTGCGAGATATGACATATAAGACCAAAGGTGTTCGTGGTGGTAGCTGCCTCTGGGATTTGGGTGATGGGACTTATCTTGCTCTTGTCCATAAAGCGTATATGGAAGTCACGGAAGAATATAACCCAAGGACCTTCGGTCGTAGTCCAAAGCGAATCCGCACCTACACCCACTGCTTTGCTAGATACAGCAATGAAGGTCGCCTAATCGCGTTGACCGATGAATTTACATTTCACGCTAAAACCATTGAGTTTGGTGCTGGTCTGATTATTGACGGTGACGACGTCATTGTGTCTTATGGGTATCGAGACGTGTCATCCTACCTTGGTAAAATCTCTCTATCTAAAGTTATGGAGATGCTAGATGAGTGTTGATGTTCTAGAGAATCCAGGGGTTGCCGAGGAAGTTAAAATTGACTCCGACGACTCAAAGCACTTTGCTCACTACGCCGAGGCTGATTTAGTTACAGAAGCCTACGTCATGGGGACCCCTATCGTCGCTCTTTGCGGCGTAATTTTCGTACCTCATCGCGACCCCGAGAGGCTGCCCCTCTGTCAAGATTGCAAATCCATTATGGATTCGCTATTCTTATCTGACGCGAGCTAAGTATCGAGTGTCCATCGCGGACGTATACTAGATTCCTTACTCTTTTTTTATCTCTCTCAATAATCCTTCAGGAGGACACAAATGACTGTCACCGTCTACACGACCCCATCATGCATCCAGTGCGAAAGCACCAAGAAGATGCTCACCAAGAATGAGATTGAATTCAACGTGGTGGACTTAAGTGCAGACGAAGCGGCATTGGAAATGGTTCGCGGTCTTGGATACGCTTCCGCTCCTGTTGTGGTCGCTGGAGATAAGCACTGGTCGGGATTCCGCCCAGACATGATTACTGGCCTGGCGTCGTAGCTTATGTTGGAGATTGTCTACTTCTCCAACTACTCAGGAAATACGGAACGATTTGTCAATAAATTTGACATCCCTTCGACCCGCATTCCGATTAAGTGGGACGAAGATTTACCACTAGTAGTGGACAGAGAGTATGTCCTGTTTGTCCCCACCTATGGCGGGGGTAGCGAGTTCCACTCCGTGCCTAGACAAGTAGTCTGGTTTCTCAATATTCCGCAGAATAGAGAGTACATTAGAGGTGTGGTCGGGCTTGGTAACACAAACTTTGGCGAGCACTATTGCAAAGCCGCAGAAATCGTTTCAGCAAAAACGGGAGTTCCATTGCTGTATCGAGTAGAAATCCTTGGAACACCCGACGATGTTGAACAAGTAACAGAAAGGATGGACCAGCTATGGATGACAAATATAGCTACCACGAACTGAACGCCATGCTTAATCTCTACGATGAGAATGGCAAAATCCAATTTGGTAAGGATAAAGAAGCCGCACGTGCTTACTTTCTAGACCACGTAAACCAGAACACCGTGTTCTTCCACTCAATCGAGGAGAAGCTTGGTTATCTGGTGGACAACGACTATTACGAACAAGAAGTTCTTGATGCGTATGACCCTGAATTCATCAAGGAAGCCTTCAAGCATGCCTACGCTCACAAGTTTCGCTTTGATGCGTTTCTGGGTGCTTACAAGTTCTACACCTCGTATGCACTGAAAACTTTTGATGGTTCTCGTTACCTTGAACGTTTCGAAGACCGTGTTGTTATGAACGCACTAGTCCTGGCTCAGGGGGACCGTCGCCAGGTTCTACACCTTATCGATGAAATTATCACTGGCAGATTCCAGCCTGCTACTCCGACATTCTTAAATGCAGGCAAAAAGCAGCGTGGCGAGTTTGTCTCCTGCTTCCTGCTTCGCATTGAAGACAACATGGAATCAATCGCTCGCGGTATCAACTCTGCTCTACAGCTTTCAAAGCGTGGTGGCGGTGTTGCTTTGAACCTCAGCAACCTTCGTGAATCTGGTGCACCAATCAAGAAGATTGAGGGCCAGTCGTCGGGGGTCATTCCTGTAATGAAGCTTCTGGAAGATTCGTTCTCCTACGCCAACCAGCTTGGTGCTCGTCAGGGTGCAGGTGCCGTCTACCTAAACGCACACCACCCAGACATCATGAAGTTCTTGGATACCAAGCGTGAGAACGCCGACGAGAAGATTCGTATTAAGACCCTATCTATTGGTGTTGTTGTTCCTAACATCACTATGGAACTTGCTCGTGAGAACGAAGACATGTACCTCTTCTCTCCTTACGACGTAGAGCGTATCTATGGAGTCCCGTTTGGTGACATCTCGGTTACTGAGAAGTACCAGGAGATGGTTGACGACCCTCGCATCAAGAAGACCAAGATTAAGGCTCGTGCTTTGTTAGAGCGTATTGCGGAACTTCAGTTTGAGTCTGGCTATCCGTATGTTATGTACGAAGACACCGTTAACGATGTCAACCCCATTGAAGGTCGCATCAACATGTCGAACCTTTGCTCTGAGATTCTGCAGGTGAACACCCCCACCACCTACAACGCAGACCTCAGCTATGACAAAATTGGCCACGATATTTCGTGCAACCTTGGCTCGTTGAACATTGCAAAGGTGATGGACGGTGGCAACGTTAAGCAGACTGTTGAAACTGCAGTTCGTGCTTTGACTGCTGTCTCTGACTTGAGCTACATCGAATCAGTCATGTCTATTGCTGAAGGCAACAAGCGTTCGCATGCAATTGGTCTTGGTCAGATGAACCTTCACGGCTACCTTGGTCGCGAGCGTATCAAGTATGGCTCAGAAGAAGCGTTGGACTTTACCAACATTTACTTCTACACCATCCTTTTCCACGCTTTGAAGGCATCGAACAAGATGGCAATCGAGCGTAACGAAACCTTCCACAACTTTGAAAACTCGAAGTACGCATCTGGAGAGTTCTTTTCTAAGTACATCTTGCAGGAGTGGAAGCCGACAACTGACCGTGTAGTTAAGTTGTTCGCTGATGCTCGCATCAACATCCCTACTCAGGATGATTGGCGTGACTTGGCTCAGTCGGTGATGAAGTACGGAATCTATAACCAGAACCTGCAGGCAGTGCCTCCTACTGGTTCGATTTCATACATCAACAACTCGACCTCGAGCATCCACCCTATTGCTTCAAAGATTGAAATCCGCAAGGAAGGAAAGCTCGGTCGCGTCTACTACCCTGCTCCTTATTTGTCGAACGACAACCTTGAGTATTTTGAAGACGCCTACGAGATTGGCCCTGAGAAGATTATCGACACCTACGCTGCTGCAACCCAGCACGTAGACCAGGGTCTATCTCTAACCTTGTTCTTCAAGGACACCGCTACCACCCGTGATGTTAACCGTGCACAGATTTACGCATGGCGTAAGGGTATCAAGACCATTTACTACATTCGCATTCGCCAGATGGCCCTCGAGGGTACTGACGTAGAGCAATGTGTCAGTTGCATGCTTTAAGTTAGGAGCAAAATGAAACATATTACCCGACCAATTAACTGGAACAAGATTGAGGACCCTGTGGACCTCGATGTCTGGAACCGTCTCACAGCCAACTTCTGGCTCCCTGAAAAGGTTCCTCTATCCAATGACGTTCAGTCTTGGACAAATCTGACCGAAGAAGAGCGTGTTCTCACAATGCGTGTATTCACTGGTCTAACTATGTTGGATACCATTCAGGGAACTGTTGGTGCAGTCAGTCTCATCGCTGATGCTCGTACTCAGCACGAAGAAGCTGTGCTCACCAACATTGCGTTCATGGAATCAGTACACGCTAAGTCATACTCAAGCGTGTTCTCGACCCTGACCTCGACAGCTGAAATTGATGCAGCATTTAAGTGGTCGGAAGATAACCCCTACCTTCAGAAGAAGGCGGAGATTGTTCTTTCGTATTATCACGGTGCTGACCCGTTGAAGCGTAAGGTGGCCTCGACTCTGCTCGAGTCATTCCTGTTCTACTCGGGTTTCTACTGGCCTATGTATTTGTCATCTCGTGCAAAGTTGACAAACACCTCTGACTTGATTCGTCTCATTATTCGAGATGAAGCAGTTCACGGTTATTACATCGGCTACAAGTTCCAGCAAGCTTACAACGATGAGTGGCAGGGTCGTAAAGAGGAAATCAAGGAATACACATACGACCTTCTTCTAGAGCTTTACGAGAACGAGGTTAAATACACCGCAGACCTTTATGATGGTGTCGGCCTCACCGCAGACGTCAAGAAGTTCCTTCACTACAACGCAAACAAGGCTCTTATGAACCTTGGTTTTGACCCGTTGTTCC